CCTGATCGCCGAGGGGGCGAGCGAGAAATCGGCAGCCTGGAAGGTCGGTCTGCCGAGGGTCAGTCTCCAGAGGTATCTGGCTAACGGGAGGCTGCCCGATGGGCTGCCCATCTGGCCGGACGACAGCTCCGATCAGACGACTCTCGGCTCCGCTGATGCTGCCCAGGACATAGAGACGGAGCCTCTCACCTGCCCGGACAGCGAACCGCCAGCCGGAGACAATCGGGAGCAGGAAGGGCTGCCCGCAGTCCGGGATTCCAAAGGCAGATTTCTACCGGGCAACCAGGAGAGCCGGCGGAAGACGATCCACGCCAGGAAAGCCAGGCGCATCCTTGCCGAAGCCAGCCCGGAGGCAGCAGAGAAGCTGCTCAGGACGTTCCGGCTACTCCCGAGCTCCCGCCCGGACTTGATCCTGGCCTACGCAAAAGAGATCCTTGACAGGGGCATCGGAAAGCCCACCCAATCGATAGAGCTGCGAGAAGAGTCAGTGTCAGCAGAGGCGCTATTCATTCATCATGTCATCGAACGAGCAGACGAGGCTACAATCAGAGAGATGCAGCGGCTTGCCGGAGTTATGGAGAGCTACGCCAGGGAGTCTGGCGGAGCACTTGAGCCGGGGCAGGTGGCGATTATACCGCCACCTGGCGGAGCTCTCGATAATCTTGACCCTGGCCGTTTCCGGGAAGGTTCCGAGGCTGCTGATATCGATGCCGCCGCAGCACGGGAAGAGTGAGCTCGTCTCGCACTGGTTTCCGGTCTGGCTCCTGGAAATGTACCCGTGGATGCACGTAATGCTGGCGTCCTATCAGGACGAGTACGCAATGAGATGGGGCCGGAAGGTCAGGGACACGATAACTGAGAACGGCAACGTCCTGAGGGTCAGGATCCAGGACAAATCGGCTGCGGCTAACGAGTGGTCGACGACTGCAGGCGGCGGCATGTCCACGTCAGGGACATCCGGGGCCATGACCGGCAAGCCGGCCCACGTCCTGATCATAGACGACGTGATCAAGTCGAGGGCCGAGGCCGAGAGCCCGACGTTCAGAGAGAAAACATGGGAGTGGTACTCTGGAACGGCCCGCCAGCGTCTCAATCCGCTGCCCTGGGCTCCGTACTCGATTATCATAGTCATGGCCACGAGGTGGCACATTGACGATCTGCCGGGCAGGCTGGAGAAGAGGAAGGTTGCAGACGTGGAGGAGGCAGAGTTCGCCCCGCCGTGGAGGAAGGTCGTCCTGCCTGCCCTGGCCGAGGAGGAGGATCCTCTGGGGAGAAAGCCGGGTGAAGCCCTCTGGCCTGAGAAGTACCCGGTGCCTGTCCTCATGGCCACGAAGGCCGAGGTTTCGCCTTACGATTGGGAGTCGGTCTATCAGCAGAGGCCGGTTCTAAAGGAGGGGATGCTGTTTCGGCCTGAGTATTTCCGAGAGATCGAGGTGGTCGAGTGAGAAAGATCTCGGTGGTGACACCTGAAAAGGTGATCAGGACGGCCCATTTCGGGCCGCTGTATATCAATGTCGTAACAAGACAATCGAGCTGGCCCAAATGGGAGATATCGATCTCGTGGATGAGGTAAGCCCTGCAGCAAGTCCGTGGGCAGTCTCGGCGTCGACACTGCGCCGGGCCTGCTTTTGCGATCTGGCCACGTCGACAAGCACCCGGGCGGACTTCACTGTGATAGCAACCGTCGGAGCTGACGAGTCAGGCAGCATCTACATCCTGGACATCAGGCGGGGCCGGTGGGAGTGGCCCCAGGCGAGAAAGGAGATAAAAAGAGAGGTCCTGCGCCAGGGAGTTGACCTCGTGGGTGTCGAGGTAAACGGCTTCCAGAAGTCCGGGTTTCAAGAGCTGATTTCAGACCCGGAGGTCAGCCACATTGCGTTTGTCCCAGTAAAGCAGGACACAGACAAGCTGTCAAGGGCGCTGCTCGTAAGCAGCAAGGCAGCAAATGGGAAGCTGTTCATCAGGCAGGGGGCCTCGTGGGCCGAGGCTCTGATCTACGAGTTTGTGACCTTCCCGGGCCAGCATGACGACATCGTGGATGCGGTGACAGGAGCTGTTGAGCTGCTGCTGCGGCCCAGCGCTCGGGGAAAGGAGACGGCAGCTCCGGTATCGATCAAAAAACCTACTGGTAGAATCAGAAGAAGGAGGAGGCAGTTTTGAGGAGACTTCATAAGAGCATATCAAGCCGGAAGCAGACCCAGATCATGAAGGAGATTGGTGTCTCAGGCCTGAGGCGGATGGGCGGCCAGATCTACGCAGACCCGGAGAGGAAGTTGCACGGGACGGCGGGCATGGAGATCTATGATCTCATGTCCCGCTCGGACCCGATCATAGCCGGAGGGCTGCTCATCATCGAGTCGATGGTCGAGCAGGTTCCCTGGTTCATCAGGCCGGGCGGGACAGACGAGGAGGACCTGCAGGCCGCAGCCCACCTTGAAAGCTGCATCCATGACATGAGCGTGAGCTGGAACCAGACTGTCACCGAAATACTGTCGATGTTGCGCTTCGGCTGGTCCTACATGGAGGTGACTTACAAGATCCGAAGGGGCCGGCATGAGAGAAACCCGAGGTTTCGGAGTCAGTACAATGACGGAACAATCGGCTGGAGGCGCTGGGCTCCGAGGTCGCAGCTCACCATGTGGGAGTGGGTGTTCGACGACGAGGGAGATCATTCGCTCCTGGGGATGAACCAGAGAGATCCCCTTACCGGCGAGATCTATTTCGTCCCATTGGACAAGTCGCTGCTGTTTAGGTTCAGGACGACAGATGACAATCCAGAGGGCGAGTCGCCGCTTCGGGGAGCTTACGAGCCCTGGTTATCCAAATCTATCATCGAGGACCTGCTCAAGACGGGCATGGAGAGGGACCTGGCCGGGATCCCGGTGCTCAGGGCTCCGAAGAAGGTGATCGAGGCCAAGACGGCCAAGGAAGCAGAGGCAAAGCAGGACGCCCTGGACCTGGTGACCGGCATCAGAAACGACGAGGAGGCCGGGGTGCTCCTGTCCTCGGAGTGCGACGAGAAGGGCAACCCGCTCTGGGATCTGAAGCTCTTGACAGGGGGCGGCCAGAAGCAGTTTAACATCGTTCAGGTTCTGAACATGTACGACCAGCGGATTGCGGGCTCTTTTTTGGTTGACATCATTCTCCTGGGGGCTGGCCGGCAGGGGTCGTATGCTTTGGCGGAGACAAAGAACAGGGTTTTGACGGTGGCGATATCCGCAATCCTGGATCGGATCTGCGAGACAATAAACCAGCATGCAGTGAGCAGGCTGGCTGAGATGAACCAGGAGATTTACGAGGAGAGGGAGAGGCTGCCGGAGCTGGCTCATGGAAAGGTTGAGAACCCGAACCTGGAGCAGCTTGCAGACGCCCTCCAAAAGCTGGGGTTCAAGGCCGAGTGGGCTGACCCGGACGGGCTCATAGAGAACTACCTCCGAGAGCTGGCGGATTTGCCGACAGAAAGGACCGCAAGTGTGGAGGGTGACGCAGTGCAAAAGCAGTCTCTTGAGAAGGCGTTTTTGAAGGTGAAGGAAAGGAGGCTTGGGAGAGGAGTCCGGCCAGCAGTAGAGCGTTGGAGGATGGTGTAGGGATGGCACAGAGAGGGTTTTACGCCGGTGGTGGGGGGTTGCAGGTGCTGTGGCCCACAGCGCAGGCCGAGGCGATTTCCGGCCCGGGCAGTCGGGCAGTGCCGGAAGCTCTGAGGAGAGTGCGTTTGCATGGCGTATAGATGGCACATAGGTGGGCCAAATCCGTGCAAGGCCTGCCTGGAGAGGGACGGCCAGATCTTCGAGGGCGAGTTCCAGCCGCTTCATCCGAATTGCACATGCTGGCCGGAGCAGGTAAGCGACTGGGAGGCGACGGTCGCAAGCGTAAACGAGTTCGCAGAGGAGATGAGCAAAAGCCGGGACGTGCCTCTCTGGACCGGCAGCAGCCAAGGCCCGAAGATCGCCTTCGTAGCAGCCTCACCAAGCCAATATGATGCAGCCAGGAGGGTTCCGATCACTGGAGCCGAAGGATCGGGCTTTAAACGGGCTGTCTTAGAGCCGCTGGGGCTCAGAAAATCCGAGGTGGGCATAACTTACCTGGTGCCGAGACTTCTCAAGGCTAGAGGGCACTACAGGCCTCCACGGACCGAAGAGGTCAAAAGGCACATGCCGGGGCTGCTTAAAGACCTCCAGGCGATCCAGCCGGATATCATAATCACGCTCGGAAAGCAGGCTGCGGAGGCCATGGGTCCGAGGGCTGACTTCGCTCTGCCTCATCCCGGGGCGCTCGCCAACCCTGCAATCGAGAAAGAGGTCAGCAGGAAGGTCAAGAAGATCAGAAAGACGATGAAAGAGGGTTTATACCCAAGGAAGAGCTTTCTTCTTCCTGAAAGACGAACGAAGCTACTCAAGGCCCCGACCGAGGTTGCCGAGGATCAGCACCTCATCTACTGTGTCGTCTTAGAGCCAGGGACCCCAGACGGGGAGGGGGACGTGTTTTCGGCAGAGCTCATCGAACAGCTTGCCCACGAATACTGTGCAGGACTGTTTCGGCAGTTCCAGAACTGGCATTCGGGGCAGGAGGTCCAGGCTCTGCTTGTAGAGTCAGAGATCGCCAAAACGGATTACGACTGGATGGGCCAGAGTGTCAAGAAAGGCTCCTGGGTGATCTGTATCAAGATCCTCTCAGAGTACATCTGGAGGCTCATCAAGGCCGGGATCTATCAGGGGATCTCTGTGGGGGGCGAGTATGTCAGAGTACAACGGGCATGAAATTTACGATGTGCTGAGTGCATGG